GCGTTTAGAGAAGATGTTGAATGTGGACTACAAGAGTTTGGGACCGAAGGAATTGATAGACGAGGGGTTGTGCGACTGCGTGAGCGTGTTCATTAAGAACGAACCACATGCGGAACGCAAAATCCGCATCAACAAGTTCCGTTTGATTTCCAACGTGGGAATGGTGGACAACATGTGCGGTAGACTTGTACATGAAGACCTTAACAAGTGGATGATGAAGCGATGGAGAGAGATGCCTTATAAGCCGGGTATGGGAATAGACGATTCAGGGATGAAGGATCTGTTTTCTTACTTCGAGGGCATGCAATCCAAAGCGGAGTTATGTAACACGGACATCTCAGGTTGGGATTGGTCGGTCCCAGGGTGGCTTATGGAGGACACAGCAAGATTGAGGTTGGTAATCCAGGGAGTCAACGAAGAGTGTGCACTGGGAGTGTTGACAATGTGTTTGTCACATTGCAAACAGAACAAGGTGTTTATAACGCCGAGTGGGCAATGTTACGAGCAAACAGTTCCAGGAATTGTGCCCTCTGGGGGAGAGAATACCTCTTCAGACAATAGCTTTGAGCGTGTTATCTTGAATATGCACGCACATAGCGATAGGCGATCGGACGAGTTGATCATGGTAATGGGAGACGATGCCGTAGAGATCGACGAAGAAGGTCTGAAAGAGATGTATGAATCCCTCGGGTTCACTGTCAAAGGAGTTGAGAGAGCAGGCAAAGGAAGGATGGGTTTCTGTTCAACATCGTGGGACGGGAACTGGAAAGGAATTCCAGATAATGTCGGCAAATCAACATACCGACTGCTACAAAACGTGGGGAGGTCACCTGAGTCGTATGAAGACTTACGTGTGCAATACGGAGATATGATGCGCCATCACCCGATGAGAGACAATTTATTGGCTCGAATTGACGTGTGGTTCGTTCGTAACTTCGGTGACTCTCGATCAGGTCGAATCTTAATGGGTGGATTGCACCCCCAATTGTGAAGTCAAGTAAAGGACTTCCACTGAACGAGACTATATTGTGTTAACTGACACGATTAATCACACGCAATAACAATCCGGAAACGGCCGTGAGCACCCGGAAACAAAGCAGAGATGACGTTGAAGCAGAGTTTGTTGAAGTTGAAGAAGAAGTTGGAGGCGAAGGAGATTACTCCTGAGCAATACAATGTGCGCGCTGGAGACGTGAGGAGGAGCTTTTCGCTCCAACAACAAAGCGGGACCAGTGTGGCTGTCCCAATGCAGGTTGTGAGCCAGAAGAAGGCCACAAAACAGAGTGGTGCGGGGGGAGCAGAATGGATCGAGGAGGACTGGGCCGACATAGAGTTCGACACGACGAAGCTAAAGGCGGTGAGTGTGAGTGGTGACGTAACGTTACCAACCGGAAAACTCGCTACATTGGCGGGGTACGAGTATGAAATCTTGGCGATCCAGTTCCAACTGGAGATACCGCCTATAACGGCGACTACGAGTGTGAGGCTGCATGGATCCCTAGTTGATGGGATCTCGACGGACTGGGATAAGAAGACCCTCGCGGACTATCGTGGTCTGAGGGGGTCGCATAACTGGACGGTGAAAACCGATACCAGTTTGCAAACCTGGACGTTGCCCTTCTATAAGGGAATTGGACGACACAGTCCAAAAGCAGACGGCTCAAAGGAGTTGCGTGGGTTGGTCTACCTTGATTGGGCGACCACGGCCAAGTACACTGGGACCTATCGGTTCCGAGTTCAAGTACGGCGTGGGAAGAAGATCGGGAGTGGATCCACCTCAATTTAGGTGGCTCCCCCATACCGCAGACAAGAAAGCGGTGGAGCGAAGTGGAGGTGAGAGAGACGAGAACACAGGGCCCTCGGGCGACACGAGAGAAGAGGGAGGTCAAGCCTTCTGATCGGGACTGTGGAGGAGGAGGACGCGTGACGAAACGGGAGAAGCCGTGAGAGTGGATGTGGGAAACGTTATTGAAGTATTCGAGCTATGAAATGCACTTAATTGTGTGTTGATGGTGATGATGAAACAAATTGGGTTAGCGACCAAACGTGTATAGAGCTCCGAAGCGTAAGATCCGGTCAATCCGACCACTTGCATGTTGTGGATATACCCTCGAAAGAGACCATGACTGGTTGCTGTGGCGTAGAAAATATTAAGGACGGTCCACCCGTGGTGTAGAAAACAACCTCTAAGAGGGAAGTGAGTAGCACGTATGCGGGCCCTAAATGTTCCTATAAAATTATAAAAGACCTCGTCTGCGTGGATTCCATCCGAGGGGAG